TTATTCTAGCCGTATCACTCCGATAACCAGAGCGACATGATAAATTCTATTTAGAGGTAATTCGAATGGCTCGTAACGTTCATTGTCCGATACGATGAGGACGTGTTCTTTGTCGGATCCGGGCTTTACCCGTTTGATAAGGGGTCCCTGATCTGTATCCAATACATATACTTTATTCCATTGGAAGAAAAGCTCATCCATCGGCAAACGCTTGCAGGCTACAATATCTCCGCTGTTATATTTAGGATACATGCTGCTTCCTTTCACGCTGATCAGGAACTCGGCTCCCTTGAATGTGGGGACAACAAAGCGTTCGCATTCGTATTCCAGTACGGTCTGTTCACCGGTGAATGCTCCTGCCATTGCGCTGATGGGAATCAAGGGGATGCCCTCCATGGGCGAATCGGATGGATGGGCTACCGGTATGTTTTCTTCCTTTTCAGACTCCGTACGGAGCATGTTGCCTTCGCCTGTGAGAAGCCAGTTGCTATTTATATTATAGGTGTGGCATAATATTGCTGCCAAATCTGTACCTATATTCATACGGAAATTCAGAATTTCTGAAAGCTTAGAAGGCTTTATTCCCAAAACTGTTGCTAAATCAGCCTTAGAAGCTATTGTATCGCTATTTAATAGATAATTTACGACATCAACAAACCTTATATTTATCTCCTCTTTTTTCATGTTATCTGAAATTTATTTTCAATATTTCTGGATTTTATTTTGATAATTCAGAAATTCTGTATTCCTTTGTAACGTCTTCAATAAAGAAGACGGTGTAAATATAGAAAATAAACTTTAAAAACGCAAATTATGGATAAAGCGAACATTCAGCAGACAACAGGTCTGCAAGTATTTTACAATGAAAATGAAAACGTAAGTGTAAGAACAAAGGTTATTGATGGCGAGCCTTGGTTTGTAGGGAAAGATATATGTGACTTATTAGGCCTTGTTAATAGCAGAAAATCATTGCAAGCCTTGGATGAAGACGAAAAGGGGGTAACTAATGGTTACACCCTTGGTGGAAATCAGGAACTTACAATCATCAACGAATCCGGACTATATCACCTCATCTTCATCAGCCGCAAGCCGGAAGCAAAATCTATTCGTCGCTGGGTGACCGGCACAGTGCTTCCCAGCATCCGCCGCACCGGAAGCTACTCGGTAAGCAACAATCGTCCGGAAAGCACGAAACGTCTTCCTCTTCCCAAGTTCCGTCCGTACTTCAGCCAGTGGAAAGAAAACGTTAAGCCCTACATCAGCCGTGCGGAGCTTTGTCTTACCGCCGAAAAGCAGCGTGTAACGCTGGGGCATGTGCAAAAGGTGTATGCCGGAACTGCGATGAGTTACCCTGTGGCAAAGTGCATCCAGTACCTGGCGAAGAAGAACCGTCAGGAAGGGCACACCTATCCGGAGAAGAAACCAGCTTACGAACAACTTTGCATCACGTGGGAGGAATGAAGCTATGAAAGAGCATAAGATTGATTATAAAGAGCTGGAAAGGATATTGGACGAGATGATAGCACACGCACAAACAGCCAAATCCGAATGTCGGAAAGAACACCCGGATTTGGTTACATTGTGCGACAACAGCATAGAGGAGATGTGGAATTTAGTCAGTGAGGCCGAAAGATGCATCTGTCCGCTCCACTGAACTGTCATAGATATATGCTTTCAATCCCGGATTCCAGATGTTGATACTACCGATTATAATGTCCAGTGCTTCTCTAAAAATAATGGTTTCATGAGAATGGGCTTTAAAACTGATCATGATATTTCGGGAGAGCACATCTCCTTTCCTTGCAGATTTAGCTTCCTTCACAATGGATGCATTAAAAGCTTTAGCAAGCGATTTGATCCGATTGGATTCGATAAGACAGGTATCATGCCTGTTAGACTCAACTACGACAGAGTAAAAAGACTCATAAACATATACAGTACTCATAATCAAAATAAAGTTAGTTTGTTTAGCATCGCTACAAATGTAGCAAAACCGTTCCGGTTCGCGAGGGATAGGGACGGACTTTTAACCGAATAATAACGATAAAAACAATAACGAAATGGCAGAAACAAGAAAACTCATTAAAGCAAGCCGGGAGCTGAAAGAAGAAATCGCCCGGATACTGAATGTTACAACCCGTACAGTGGATGCCGCTCTGGCATACGATACAAAGAGCCCTACAGCAAGACTTATCCGTTCGTATGCCTTGAATCACGGGGCGGAACTCTACGAGCTGAAAAAATTGGAAAACCCGTATGCGGAAGTTATTAACCTTTAAAAACAATCTGTATGAATCTCACAAAATACTCCTTTAAGAACATTGAATCCCAGCTTGAACATGTATGCGGACTGATAGACCTGGTAAAAGGCGACAGAGGATTTCGCGAAGCTATTCAAGATGAAGAGTTTTGCATGCTGATAAAGATGCAGGCACAACTGTTTGAGGAAATTAAGAAAAGAGAAAGACATCAACCAACTGCATAAATGATTGCTCATTGCTATTCCGGTTCGCGAGAATAGGGATGGCACCAAACCAAAATCATAGAATCATGAAACGAATCAATACAACCACACGCTATCTGCTGCTGATACTGGTAGCAGCCATACTGAACCGGCTGACAGACGGTACAATGAACCTGATCATAACAACCTGCCTCTGCCTGGCACTCATACCTGCTGCAATACGGATGGACAAGGAGGATAAAAAGGAATAAATCACACACGGCTTGCAGAACTTCACACATTCAGGATAACGACTGTAATTTGACATATTGGGCTGTTTTCAATAGGAATTGGAATATGGTAAAAAGAAGGAGTGAAGCGGCTGCCATCCGGGTTCAAGCCCCGGAGCCGGACTACAATCTTAACGAATTAATCATGGAAATGTACGGAAACACATTATGCGTCAGCTTTACGGAACTTGTTCGTGGTGGAATTATCAGTAAGCCCACTTACGACAAGTATGTACGTGAAGGCAAGCTTACCCTCCTCCAGCGGGGAGGTAACGGACGCGAGGCCCTGATTGCCTACCGCTCCATGCCGGAACGGCTCCGTGCAGCATACGATGACACATTCAAAAACGCATACGAGGAAATGAAACAGCGTGAGCAGGAAAAGTACATTAACACACAGATCCGGTTCGATGCCGAGGCTGTACGCTTCTACAAGGAGTTTGAGCCACGTATTGATCCGGCCCGTCAGCTGGAATACATTTTGAACGCTCAGGTGATGAACGAAATGCTGCGGACGGAAAAGGCACGCAGTGTGGAACACGCCAAAGGCGGTTTCTCCCGGCGTGCGGAAACATGGAGCAGCGTGCAGATCTGCTGTGAGCGTCTCCGCGAAATCACAGGTCACACACTGCCGAAGAATCCGGCACGCCTGCGCGAAAAGTTCAATGCTTACAAACGCGAGGGATATGTGGTTCTGGTTAGCGGCAATCTGGGTAACAATGCGGCACGCCGCATCGGAAAGGCCGAAGGAGCTCTTCTGCTGAAGCTCCGCCGAAGCAAGTTCCCGGTTTACACCGATATGCAGCTCTTCGATGAATATAACCGTCAGGCGGTGCTTCGCGGACTGAAAACCATCAAGAGTCCTACCACGATGCACAGTTACTTGAACGATCCGGCGGTAATGGTGTGGTGGTATGCCGCAGTAAATGGCGAAAGGGAATTCAAGAACAAATATATGCCAACCTTCGATACGGTAATGCCGTCCATGCCTAACTCGCTGTGGTATTCAGACGGTACGAAGATAAACCTTTACTACCGTGCGTACGATGACAGACAGAAGCGATGGGTGGCACGAACCACGGATGTGTACGAGGTGATGGATGCCTGCACGGAACTGTTCCTCGGCTACTTTATCGGTGACGGCGAAAACTTCTACAACCAGTACATGGCGTACCGGATGGCACTCCAGACATGGAAGGTAAAGCCTTACGAGATAGTGACCGATAACCAGGGAGGGCATAAGAAACTGGCTTCGCAGGGATTCTTCAAGAAACTCTGTCATCTTCACAAAACCACGATGCCGCACAACGGCCAGTCCAAATCCATCGAGTCCGCTTTCGGACGGTTCCAGCAGCAGGTTCTTCACAAGCTTTACAACTTCACCGGTCAGAACATTACGGCAAAAAAGCTTTCAAGCCGTGTGAACATTGACCTGGTAATGGCGAACATTGACCAGCTTCCCACGCTGGAGGAACTGAAAAAGCAATATGCCGACTGCCGCGAAGAATGGAACTCGATGCAGCATCCTACCAGTCCAACCGGAATGACCCGCAGGGAAATGTACACCGCGATAGAGAATCCGCAGGCACATCCGCTTGATGACTATGAGGCACACGAAATCTTCATGCTGTTCTCTCAGGCTCCGGTGCAATACACCAAGGAAGGTTTCATCTTCCGAATGAACAAGCAGGAATACAGCTACATGGTGTATGGCGACGACGGGCTGATAGATATGAACTTCCACCTGCAGAACGTAGGCCGTCAGTTCCTCTACCGCTACGATCCGGAAGACATGACCCGCATCGAGCTATGGGCGGTGACTGACACGGGAGCCAAGTATGCGGCCATCGCCACACCGAAAGTCACTATCCACCGTGCCACACAGGAACGCACCGAAGAGGAAAACGCTTATCTGTTTGCACAGCTGGATGCCAACCGTCGCACTCGTGCAGCCATGCACATCGCACAAGAGGAACTGTTTATGGAGGAAGCCATGGGCGAGGCATACACCCAGCTCCGCATTCCGCGTCCGGTGGCAGTGAGCGAAAAGCAGCTTGACGAATACCGCGAAGAAATGAAGCGTGGCACACTGGAAGCTCCGGTACCGATGCCCGAAACGGATATTCCGGAAGAGCCTGTACTGGCAGATGAACCGCTGACCTTTGCCTCATCAGGAGACTGGACAAAGAAAGTATCGAACCTGACGTTTGATGAACTGGACTGTTTGAACAAATGGTAAAACGACAATTAACAAACAATTAAATACCTATTAAAACAATGAAAGGATTAACAACAGAAATGAAAGAACAGGTACGCAGCGCACTGATTGCCTACCGTTCCAATTACCCTACGCTGAACCGTGCCGCAGAAAGTTTGCAGGGTGTAAGTTCGGCCACCGTGAGCCAGCTTTGCAACGGAAAGTATGAACTGATCAGTGATGAAATGTTTATCCGTATCGCTTCGCAGATAGGCTTTGCCTTCGACTCATGGAACCTTCACGAAGGAAAGACTTTCAAGGAAATCACTTTTGCGCTGAGTGACGCACAGGCATACAAGAACGTGACATGGATTGTGGGTGATGCCGGATGCGGAAAAACCACAGCAGCCATTGAATACCGCCGTACGCACCGCAACGTGTTCTACATCCTCTGTTCGGAAGATATGCGACGCTCAGACTTCGTTCGTGAGATAGCCAAACAGGTAGGCGCACCTACCGACACGACCAACCTCCGCGATATGCTGGAGAATGCCATCAGTATGATTTCTTTCCTGGGGAATCCGCTGCTGGTGTTTGATGAAGGCGACAAGCTTACTGACAGCGTGTTCAACTACTTCATCAGCATTTACAACCGTCTGGAAGGACACTCAGGTATCGTGTTTCTCAGTACGGATTACATCAAGCGCCGTATGGAAGCCGGTCTTCGCTACAACAAGAAAGGTTACAAGGAAATAAACAGCCGCATCGGACGTCGTTTCTTCGATGTATCTCCCACAGAACAGAATGACATATACGCCATCTGTCAGGCTAATAACCTGACCGACCGCGCCGATATCGAAGAGGTGCTGAAAGATGCCAGGCGAAGCGACAACGACCTTCGCCGCGTGAAACGATGCATCCACCGTCAGAAACGTATTATCGAAGCAAGAAGGAAAGGAGGAAGCAATGAATAAAGAGGATACTACACCGCCCCCACAGAAAAAGAAGTTCACTTTCGACCGCAATGCGAAAGGAGTCCGTGAACTTCTATCCATGAAGTTTGATGTGATGGATTTCGATGGTTCCTGGTATGATGCATTCGGCACTCCGGAACGCCGTGGAGTCTGGATCATCTGGGGAAACTCCGGTAGCGGAAAGACTAGTTTTGCCCTCCAGCTCTGCAAGTATTTGTGTCGTTTTGGCCGTGTGGCATACGACAGCATGGAGGAAGGTGCCTGCCGCACCATGCAGGATGCCATACGGCGTACAGGAATGATGGACGTAAACAAGAAGTTCCTGCTGATTGACAACGAGAATATGGAGGAACTCAGCATACGCCTCCGGAGACAGAAAAGCCCCGACATCGTGGTAATCGACTCTTTTCAGTACACCCGCATGACTTATCGCCAGTACATCGACTTCAAGGAGCAGCACAAACGGAAGCTGCTCATCTTCATCAGCCATGCCGAAGGCCAGTTGCCCAACGGACGCGCAGCCAAAGGAGTGATGTACGATGCCTCGCTGAAAATATACGTGGAAGGCTTCAGGGCCTTTTCAAAAGGACGCTTTATCGGTCCCGTAGGACATTACGATATCGTGCCGGAGAAAGCCCGGCAATATTACGGAGAAGAATAATCTTTTCAATTTACAATTCATAATCAGAATACATGAGAACAATGATGAAAGACCGTCCAATCACACCGCAGCAGGTGAAGGCATTGCACGCTCAGTTCCGGAAAATGGGATTTGATGATGATGACCGCCATGGTTTTATCAGCCAGTTCACGGAAGGAAGAACCGACAGCACCGCCGGACTGACCAAAGAAGAAGCCGGACTGTTGCTAACACGGTTCAACCGTGAGGAAGCTGACCGCATCCATCGTGAGGCACGCAAAGTAGTGAAACAGATTTTTTCCCTTTCGTTTCATATCTCCTGTCTGAACAAGAATTACACGAACGAAACGGAAGCGGATTTTGAAATGAACAAAGCGAAGATAAACCAGTTCTGCCGTACACGCAGCAAGTTCCGCAAGCCTCTTACGGAAATGTCGCTGGAGGAACTGAAGGAAGTGAAACGACAATTTGAGGCAATGGCAAGAAAGGAGGAATGATATGAGAAAGCAATCAGAAATAAATCGTGCAATAGCGTATCTGGAAGAACGTAATTACGATCCGATATGTCGCATACAGAGGGAAGTTTTAGAAGAAAAACGCAGCGAATCATGGGTATTCAATCGGTATGTGCGCGACGTTCCGGAAGACGAGCAAAACGAAACCTTGTTCTATGCTGCAAGGGATGCAGCTATGTTCCTCTCAGGAAAGATTGGTATCAGTTCCATCTGTCCGGATCTGGAAGACGGACCGGAAGAAGAGGAAGAGCAGGAAGAAACAATTACTCTGTCGCGTCATGAATATGATAATCTTTTACAACGCCTGGAGCGTGTAGAAAGAAAGCTCAGACTTCATCAATGCAACCACGAGAAGATTTCGAAAAAGACATCAGGAGATCTGATATCACAAGTGGATGCATGTCTCTATATCGGTTGTGGTAAATCCACAATTAAAAGATGGGCTGACCGAGGAGTTCTCACAAGATATAAAAAGAAACAACGGATATTTTATTCAAAAAAGGAAATTGATAAAAGTAAAGTGATAAAAGGACACCGTTTAACAGTAACAGAAAGGCAGGCTGAAAATGGAACAGACAATTGAAAGGATACAGAACGGCATCGTGAAACTGCTTCAGCCTTACGATTACGCCGACCAGGTATTAATCTTGCGCGAACTGGAAAACTTCTGCGGACAACAGGCTGATGAGACCATGAAACTGGAATACGATTTGGCGGCAATGGAGGACATGAGGGATGAATAGGAAGAAATACATCGTATGGAGGATCATTTATTCTTTCCACGACAGACCGAATAAAAGTATCCGCTCATGCTGGCGAACCGACAACTTGACGGATGTAAGGAAATTGGCACAAGGGATTAATCCAGAAGCAAAAATACGTTTGTGTTATACAGAATTTAAATAACGATTAAAACTCAATTAAAATGGCAACAAAAAGAACCAAGAAAACAGTAATCAGCGGAGTAAGTCGCGAACAGTACGAACAGGCATTTGCCGAGTTTGCAATGGCCGACGCAAAGGCCCAGTCACTTACCGCGAAGATGGATCAGGAAATGACAAAGATCCGTGAGAAGTACGCCGACCAGCTGGCCGAGCTGAACGAAACGAAAGACCGCACCTTTGAAGTGATGCAAACCTACGCCACTGAGAATAAGGATACGCTGTTCAGCAAGAAAAAGAGTCTGGAGTCGGCACATGGTATCATCGGATTCCGCACCGGTAACCCGAAGCTGAAGAATCTGAAAGGCTTTACCTGGGCCTCGGTTACAAACCTGGTAAAAGAATTCCTTCCTGATTATATCCGTACCACAGAGGAACTGGCCAAGGACAAGCTGCTGGCCGACCGGGAAGTTCCTGAAGTGGCCGAATTATTCCCGAAAATTGGTATTCAGGTGGTGCAGGACGAATCTTTCTATGTCGAACCAAAGAAAGAAAGCGATGCAGTCCAGACGGCCTAAGTACAGTTACTCCCGCCGCGGAAATCTTTGGATCGTATACCGGAATGAATACACTCAGTCCACATGCACAGGCACTCCCATTGCGGAGTGCCGATCCAAAGAGAAAGCACGGGATAAGGTTTATGAACTTAGTGGATGGAAAAATGAAAAGAAAGTCTAAATGCAAATGGTATGCAATATGGACTGTATACTGCATATTGATTATTCCATTGTTAATTGTGGCTATGTTTGCTTACTTTTTAAAGCTTCCATTTGAATTACTGGTTGAAAGGGTAGAAAAAGTAAAATGGTGGCTTGTGAATAGATATAAACCTGATTGATATGGCTGAATTAACCTTTAAAACCAACATCCGGCGCGACAAGTGGCCGCGCTGGATGAAGAAGCTGCACGGATACATGACCCGTGTAACTCAAGACAAAGAACTGGAGCCTACCCGTGATGAATATCTTCGCCTGAAAATGATAATGGAGTGCTGTCTTGGAGAACTGAAGAATGAGAGACACGCACGCCGGGCTTCCATTCATGTATTTCTCGGAGAAGATGATAACCGGTTATCTCTGATAGTAATGCGAAGCAATCTGGTAATAACATCTTATTACATCGAATAATGAACAAACGTACACAAATCATTCTTTTCACAGCCTTTTCTGTCATTATAGGACCGCTGGTTATCCTTGGATTCATTCTGAATTTTACAGGAAGAATATTCGATATACTTGGCTGGCTCTGCTGGATGGAACCACGCATGGCGCGGAAAGGATGGAATGAATTAATCAGAAAAATAAAAGAATCATGGAGCACAAATTAGGAGAAACCTTCACCTGGCACGGACAAACGCTCGCGGTCGCCGAGGTGAAAGATCAGGAAGAACCTTGCAGCGGATGCTGGTTTTTTGAACACACCATAAGCTGCTACGGCAACGGACTTAACTGTATGGATGATTCAAGAGAAGACCACACTAACGTAATATTTAAACAATCAACAAAAACAGAAGAATTATGATGCACAACTGGTTCGAATGCAAAATCCGTTATGAGAAAACGATGGAAAACGGAATGCAGAAGAAAGTAACAGAACCCTATCTGGTAGATGCTCTCAGCTTTACCGAAGCCGAAAGCCGTATCATCGAAGAAATGACACCGTTTATTAGCGGAGAGTTTGAGGTGGCTGGAGTTGCAAAAGCTAATTACAATGAACTGTTCTCAAGTGAAGAGGAGTCTGCCTGTATCTGGTATAAGTGCAAACTCTGGTTTATTACACTGGATGAAAAGACCGGAGCAGAAAAGCGTACTGCCAGCAACGTACTTGTACAAGCTTCCGACCTTCGTGATGCCATCAAGAAGCTGGACGAAGGCATGAAAGGAACTTTGGCAGACTATGTGATAGCTTCCGTATCGGAAACCGCCATTATGGACGTTTACCCCTACGAAGCAGAACCCGATGTGAAACCTGAATTTAATGATGCAGACAGAAGATGAAAACAGAAAAGACTTATATCCATCGCCGCGTATGCCTCTGCCGCCAGTGCGGAGGAACCGGCTCAGTAACCGTATATGTAGAGAAAGATGTGCGTCGGGAATATCCCCAGCAGAAAGTATGTCCGCAATGCCAGGGAAGCGGACGTATCTGGCTCAGCGGAACAGTAATCAAACAGATTGAACCCTATGCAGAACCAGAACCTTAATCTGTTCAAGCCTCGCAGGGTGGCAGCGAAAGTCCATTACAGCGCAATCAATCAGTTTATGTTCGTTTGGATCAAGCACAGCCGCCCCTGCGACCTGAAGGTGCAGCGTTCGAAGCAGAACCCGGAATGCCTGGGCATCTGCTTCGATGTGGAAAACAACGACACGATCGATATGATGCGTGAGCTGGAACGTGATTTGAAAATTGAAATTATTGATTTATGAAAAGAGAAGATATTAAGCAAGAAGCTCAAAATATGTGCGATAAAAGATTTTCCTACTTGCATAATAGTGCTTTTTTCGATGGTTTTGTTACCGGTGCAGAATGGAGAATCAATTCGGTTTGGCATAATGCAGATGAAGTTCCGAAAGAGAAAGGATATATACTTGTAGAGGTCAATGGAAGTCAGCCTATTTTTGTTACATGGAATATAAATGTTATTCCTACAAATTGGGATAAAATCGTAAAGGAAAACAATGTTGTCAAGTGGGCATACGTGGAAGATTTAATACCTATTATGGAGGATTAATTATGAACGCAAACGATCAAGAGAGAGTATGTAAAGCAGGATATGTCATTCTCAGAAGGATGGACACTCCAAAGCCTCACATAAAGTACAAGAGTAAGTCAAATCCAAGGTCATGGAAAAAATATGATGATTACGTAAGTAAAGCTCACCGTGATAAGGTGATGAGAGAATTACTTCAAAAAGATAATCACATTGAAGACTGACACAAAAATCCCCGACACCAAAACCGATGCCGGGGATTGCTGTATATTATTCACCTGGTTCTCCAAGGAAATGACATATCGCTTCGTGCTGCAAGGGAGTCAGGCTTCGCTGTCCCTTATGGAAATGCAGTTCCGTAAGCCGTTGCTGTAAGTCTTCGTTCAACACTATCCAGCGGCGAAGCTGCGCTACGGCACTCCGGGTACTGGATTTAGGGAAATATTGCTGAGCCAGGTCTGTAAGGTATATCGCTTTCATATAGGTAAAGATACGAATTATTTTTTGTACTGCAAAAATTACCCTGCGGTTAACGTCCTGTTTCCGCAGGGTAATAGATCATTTTTCCGGCGGTAAATTATTCGCCTTCCAGCTCCTTATACGATTTCACCTTCTTAAACTGAAGGTTCTCCAGTGCCAGCGTGCTTTGCAGTCCCAGTCCCGGACGGAACTGAAGATGAACCTGACGGATGTAACTTTCGTTGAAGTCTTCCGACGTTTCCGAACCGTTGCTGCGTATCTGAGCCTGGAATGTTCCCAGATTCTCCAGTTTTACGATTTCTCCTTTGGCGATGTGGCGGTTTATCTGCTTGATCAGCGCACGGATCACGTTCAGCACGTCACCGTCGGTCAAGGTCGTACTGTAGGCGATATCATCCGCCAGCTCGTTGATTTCGACTGTTCCGCTCGCCTGTGCCTTGGCGTAATACTTCGCAGTGCCTTCCATATCTCCCGGCTTCTTGTAAGCCGCAATAGAATAGTTGATAGCCATGTGTCTGTCTTTTTTAAATGTTTGTAAAAATGTGGTTAACTTGTCTAGACAGTGCAAATCTACGGCTGTACAGGTCCGGGCTGTCGTAAAAGCAGTTATTATGTGCGTGAATAAGATAATGTCCGCATTTTTTTGTAATTTTGCGATAAAGTCAGCAGGATAATATGGTCAAGAAAAACCGTCAGAAAATAGTGGGAATGAGTTATGCCTTCCGCGTGCAGGACATTGTGCGCATTTATGATGAGCATGCACGCAGCGGACTGTCCAACCGGGAAATCCTTCGTCGTTACATCTGGCCGAAATACCGCATCTGTGAAAAGACTTTCTACAATATCATCAACGCCAGCGCCGATCCGCGCGTAACGGAGCGCATCGCCCAGGCGGAACGGCAGCTGACGCTTTTCGGTTAAAAGGTCTGTGTGGCCTGGCAGGTGAAATCGCTGATGTCTTCCACCAGTTCCTCGTGGTTGTGGTTGGTGCTGCTGCCCGTTCGGCGGGTCATACAGACAGATTCATTTCGGACAGACAGGAAGAAGTTGAACAGGTGCGCGTCAATCTTGTCCAACAGATCAAAGCGTTCCAGCGATTCATCCTGAAACATACTCCCGTCCCTTGCGCTTCCTTTCCATTTGGTGACCACATGCAGCCGGAAAGGTACATCTGCCTGCTGGGTGGTTCCTCCCAGCGTGCGCCACTGTACGGGACGGAATTCGATAAACACAGCCGGGGTGTCGAACGGCTCTTCCTGCTCAATGAACTCCACCTGCTCGTTCCACAGGTCAATGTGCCGGATAAGCGGCTGTCCGCTTTCGTCCTTCAGTTCTTTCAGTCTTTCGGTCAAGCCGAGATAAAGCATACGTCTCATAGTGCGTCAAAGTTTTTAGCGTTGTTGTAAAAGATTTCTTTCAGCAGTTTCTCCAGGTCTGGATGGTTTCCGATGAACTGGCGTTTGGGGATGGTGATTTTGCTTCCGGCTTTTTTCAAAGCCATGGCACGGTAGAATTCTGCTTCGGCAGTAAGCGCACGGTTCCGCTTGTTGTTGCGCGGTGCGCCGTTTTTCTTCCGTTGCAGGTTATTGCTGAATCCGTCGGCAGCCTTTCCTCCGGTCACGGTCTGATAACGATACCAAAAGTAAGCCTTCATCTTCCGAGTCACGGTAATGGTTCCGCCTTCATTATGAATTCTGGCATACGGCTCAGTCGTTTCAATCACCACACTGTCGCGGCTGGTGATACGACCTGTAATGCTTCGGCGCAGGTTTCCGGTCTGGACAAGCAGTCCACGGCTCTTGTCATCATTAAATTTCCGGCGTGTCCACTTCTCATTGAAGAAGGCTTCCCGCTCAAAGTTTCGGTCGAATTCATCCAAAGCTTCCGTCCGTATGTCTTTCAGTGTCTCCCTTACCAACAGGTTGATGCGTCGCTGGAGGTCGTCTGTTATTTTTTTGCTTTCATTCATTTGGTGGTTTCAAAATTTGTTGTACTTTTGCTGGTGCTCTCACATATATCATCTTCGGGCAAAATAAACATTCAGGCTTTATTTTGAACAAGATATAAGGAACAGCCCCTATGGTGGCCGTGCGGAAACTATCGGCTGCATCATTCGCCCAGCGTATATGTGGAGAGCACACCTACGGGGGCTTTTCTTTTTATCACAATTCTTATAATTATGCTCTCTGATAAGAATTTGATTGAACTCGTCCAAGTGGACGGAAAAGAACTGGCCATTGAACGCCAGAGCGAAAACTGTTGGGTAAACCTTACCGAAATGGCAAGACCATTCGGGAAACGACCTAAAGACTGGTTGGCTCAACTCCAAGTACAGGAGTATTTGAAAGCACTTGCTGACAAACTTAGTAAGCAAGGGCAGGATTCCTCCCTTGGTATCGATGACTTGATAATTGTAAAGTATGGTGGTCGAAAAGGTGAAGCCGGAACATGGTGTACCGATTACCGCATAGCCATGCGTTTTGCCCAATGGCTTGATGCACGTTTTAGTATAGAAGTCGATACACTTCTTGTGCGCATCGCCAATGGCGAGCTGATTGTGAACGACAGCAGTCTGTTCCGTCTGGGTGGCGAGCAGTGGGTAAGCTGCAACGACTACTGCAAGGCGTTTGGAAAGTCCATGCACTCTTTCTACGGATTGATAGGCAATTATCCCCAATCTTTCTGCAACTGGAAAGGACAGTGGTACATGAGCCGCCAACTTTTCGGCATGAAGGAGATACAGGCACGGTTTGAAGACCGCCGCACCGAATTGCGCAGCCAAGGCGACAAACGCCAGCTTTCCATCCAGTTTCCCGAAGTCGAACCAAACGAAAAGGAGGATTGAGCCATGAAAGCGGAATACGACATGACCCCGCTTGCCAGCGTGGTAGCGGACAACACCCCGAAGGAACTGGCAGACGCATTGCAGGCCATCCTGCTTGATTCCTGTGTGTATTACACCGACGTGGCGAGCCGCGGCTGCCCCGACAGCACCGATGGAAGCAACATCATCCTGGTGCGGCAACTGCTCGTAGCCTTGCAGGAAACTCATCAGAAATAGCGTGTTTATCGTCATTACGGTTTGTTTTTTAATGAATTAATCGTATATTTGCAAAGGGTAGCATTGAAGTACCGCTTCGGATTGTAGTTCCGAGTGTATGGGCTTCTTTGCTACTCTTTTTTTATGGGTTTGTGTTCTTTCAGGTATTCTCCCATACTGTCGGATATACTATGCAGGGTTATATCTCCCCAAGTATATTCACGTACAATAATCCATGCCTTACTCCCCTGAATTTCGGTTTCAAAGATGTGCGACCATTTCACATCATCGCTTTTATGGTAAGGAACCGCTCCCAGATAAGAGGTTTCCTTGATAGCGTTTTCAATGTCAAGCAGCATCCGGTTCTTTTCATAGAAATGCTTAAAAGGCTGGTTTGTCCACTCCTTAATGCTTTTCCCTGTTATTTCGATTTCCCGACTGAATTCAGGATGAGAAATTTTTGTCCCTTTCAGGAATGCTGCCTTGTGTCTGGTAGCCTTTGCATCCATGTGCCTGTATTCCTGTAGCAGCCTGCACGCCCGGCACACCTCATTGTCCGGGATGTCGGCAGCCAGCTTCATCTTGTCAGGGCGTACTTCGCACCGGTTGCATTTGCGCAGGGTGTAGCCATTGTATGCCGGGAAGGTCGTCATTCGTTTGCCGGGATTGAACATAAACATTTCCTGATACTTTCCGGCGGTAGCCTGACTGCCCAGGTTCATGGCTTCCTGCTCGTTGCTCACGGGGTATTTGTCCTTGCGTACCTGCACCACGGTGCAGCGGCAGTTCCAACCGTTGGGCGGGAAATATTTGTCCCAGAACGGACTTTCGATGGGCAGGGTGATGTTATGCAGCATCCGATGGGTACGTCGTACCCGCTTATCGTACATGGTCCGGTACTGGAGGTTATATCGGTCGCCATCCTGCTCGAATTTCTTCCATCGTGCCGCCATCAGTGCGGATGCCTGGGCGAAGTTGTATTCCGTACGCAGATACTGCACGTTGTAGGTGTCATATACCTTTTGAACATCATTTAGGAACTGATTAAACGGCTTGCGGTTTCCTTCCTCATCCAGCAGGGAGGGGAAAGCCTCGTTCAGTTCGTGGAAGGTCTTGATACCGCTGAACACGTAGTTCGATTCCTTCAGGCGCTGCACAGAAATGTCGTCCAGCGGTACTTCCTTCAGGGCGGTATCTACCGCATTGTCGAATATAAGCTTCTGACGCTCGATAAACTTTCTTACATCGCTGTCAGTAAGCAGTACCGCAGCATCTTTCTCCGGATTCTTATAAACGGTTTCAGTCATCTTGTCAAACTCACGGGGAAGTCCGGAATCATTAACAATAGTTCCGTTTCCCAACTTTAGAATGTTCTTTGCTCTTTCGTCGTCCAAATGAGCAAAATAAGAATAATCTAGAATCTCTTTCGAATAGACCTTCCCTCTAAGAATTCCGGATATTAATTCAGCTTCATATTCCGCTCTGTTGGTAGCAGCATATTCCGACAATTCTTTTTTTACAAGCTGTCTGTCTAGTTCTACATTCCACTCGTGTTCCACCTTGTCATAATCCGGATTAATTACCGAATCAATGTGATGGGCCAGTTCATGAAGTATGGCGTTATCTTGTACTAACCATCCCCATTTTACACCCTGTTGCTGATAACCTCTGAATCCACCTGCTTTTCTGATGGCTTTATTGTTATTTACATTAATAACTTTTCCGAAAGCATTGTAATTTGCAAAAACCAGTCCTCGTTTTGTCTTGCCTCCTAAATCTTTTTCTTGTATTCTGGGAAGTTCAAAGCCTTGGCGCAACAAGATTTCAGCCGCTTCCTCTGCCACATCTCTAGTTTCCGGGTCTTTTATTACTGAAGCCCATTCCTTAGCTTTCTTCCGTATTGCGTTATTATCGAAAGACAAGTGAATAGAAAGCTTATAGCCTACGATTTCGGCGTACCGCTGATGCAGCCCCTTATAATCGTCGGGGCTTAGTCGAAAAAAGGGTGTTCTCCTTCCGGTAATACCAGCTTCTGCTCTTCCTTTCCGGACTTCCGCTGTGCCGGTTTCCTGACTTCCGGAACCGCTACGGAGGACGTGTCCTTCTGCCGTTTTAGCGGGATGTTGTATTTGTCGACAAAGTATTTCGGATCTACTTCGTAATGCTCAAGCAGCAAACGCTCGTAGGCTACCTGCTGTTCGGGAGTATAGTCTACCGATTCATCCCACGCAAAGCGGAAACCTTTCAGCGGGAATCCGTGGCGGATCATGCGGGGGATGAGCTGCCAGTTCACCAGGTCACGGATGAGGTCGGCATCCTTCTGAATCAGGTTTTCCAGCATCTTGCGGTGCACCTCGCTCTGCGAAAGGCTGGATCCGTCTTCCATAGTCATGGTTACTGTAAGAATTCCCTTCGATATTTCCGAGTTGCAGCGGTCGATACGCTTGTCGTACACATTAAACGCATCGGCACGGGTGCTTTCCTTCAGGTCGACGGTAGTTCCTTCGGGGAACAAGCCGTAAGCGGCTGCTCCCATGTCACGCAGCATCCGTTCGATACGGTCGTATTCCTTCGGGTCGCGGCTGGTGGTAGTAGCCACTCGCAGCGGCATACCGAATATTTCTCCGAACATATCCCAGAACGAACACATGTTCTTTTTAGGAATGGTCTGCTGGGCGCATTTCAGATACAGACCCAGATTATGTGTGCCTCCGGCTTCGATGCACCAGTCTTTCATCTCGCTGTTCCGGTAGTCGTAGCCCACCTGCCAGGTGTCGTTTTCGTGGGTGATGATGACTCCGTATTCGGGAATGACGTGGGTACGGGGAATCAGGCTTACCAGGTTGTAGGCCATCCGTCCGTCCACTTCCACCACGTCGCCCAGTTCAATAAGTGAATGACCGTAGTAATTGCTTTCCAGTGCCATTCGCATGAATTCCTTAAACCAGGGAGCTTCCAGCAGTTCCGTCAGTTCCGGATTCTCCACACCCTTCGCGTCGCAGATCTTGAAACTCTTGTTCAGTACGAATCCCATGCGCTGTTGCACGCATCCGGTCAGGTGCAGGTCGGCATCCACATCGGTATAGAGGTTCAGCAGACGTGTACGGTTTGGGTTGTCCACGTTGATAGCCATCTGCCATGCACGCCGCCAGTCGGCCAGGTCACGCCGTGTCAATGCTTCAGTGAGCAGCTGGAGCTTGACGCTCATTTCCTTGATGCGCCGTCTTTCGGCGGCATTCATCCGGTTGAGATATTCTATTTTCGGTTTCTTTGCCATAGTAGTTACCAGATATAATTGTTACGTTTGTCGGAACCGTAGCGTATGCCGGCTCCGGTCTGTTCTCCGTCCTCACCCGTGGGTTGCAGTTCGGGCAGGTTCATGACCGCCTTTCCAGCCTGTACCTTCTCCAGATAGGCGATGGCGTTTTCAAACTGTTCCTTCCGGATTTCATACCCCATTTTTTGCGGCAGGCTGAGCACCATGAAGTAGAGTGCCAGGTCGGCCACCAGTCCCACGAGGTCGAGGTTCCTTACTTCGCCTTCGGCGGTGAAAGCCGCCTGCATGTCATAGCGTCCGTCCAGATAGCTTGCAATCCGGTCCATGGCCCGGCGTTCGGCCAGCAGACGGTTGTCGTCCGTGGCCTGCTGGATGATTCTCAGCGCGTCGGCGCTGACTTGTATGTAGTCTTGTTCGGTGATAAACATGTGTTTAAGTCATTAATTCGTTTAACTGAAAGTTCATGATACTCTTTATCTATTTCAAATCCTATATAGTTTCTTTTGGTGTTAATGCAAGCAATTGCCGTACTTGCAGATCCGCTAAACGGGTCTAATACGGTACATCCTTCATCGCAAACCAAATTCAATAAGCGTTCGAGCAAGCGGACTGGCTTTTGAGTGGGGTGAATTGTGTTATAGTGGTCTCTTTTAAGATGTATTATATCTTTTTCATTCATTCCGTTTTCTATCGTATTCATTGTACTTACACATCTATTGACGCGCTTTCTACCCGATGTTATAGTAGTACTCTTTCCATACTCACCGTCAAAAGTTAGAGTTCCATCATTAAGGTAGTTTAATACTGCTTGCATATTTTTTGAACTTGCAAAAGCTGTCATAAGTCTTTTAATATCGGTCTTTATAGCTTTAACATCACAGCCTTTCATTTCCAGATATGGAACTTTTACTTTTGTTATCGAACCATCACCTAGCGTATGTATTGATACGGTTTCGTGTACTCTTGACAAAGCCATCAACGGACTACTGCAATAACTTTTATCCCAAATAATCTCTTCTTTAAATGTAAATCCCATATCAGCAAGAATACAATTCCAACGATAGAAAGAAGTTCCACGCCCAAACAGAACTATGAAACTGTTTTTCTTCAACACTCTTTTACATTCAGAAAAGAATATCTGTTCATCAAACGGTCTGTCTAACTTCTGATTTTTAAGATAAAGGTATGGCGGATCTGTTAGAATGCAATCTACCGAATTATCAGGAATACGTTTCATTCCTTCCAAACAGTCCTCATTGTATATTCGGTTCAAATCTATCATTTTTACCATGAGTTTTTAGGAGGTCGCCGCACGCCCAGTCGGGGAGTGAACGAAGCCTCACGGGTTTGTTTCTGTAGTTTATAAATCGCCCCCTCACTGGCATCGGGGAAGTCATCGTGTGCACGGCTTCCCTGTTCGAAAGCCAGTGTTTGGTCGATTCCGGCCCGCATGTCGGGGTCTTCTTTCAGTTTTTCGTTATAAAAGAAGTAGCCACGTTCCCATAGTGGGCTAATAGCCTCCACACGGGCGAACTTGTCGGGTTTCTTCCGCTTGTCGGGCATGATGGGAAGCTGGTAGCCCCGTGCGTCACCTTCGCGCTGGAACTCGTCGAGGATGGTGTCCTGCATGAAGTTGGCTTCCATGTAGATACTGACCGCCGCATCCTCAGGCAGTGACTCGTAGACATCGTAGAGCCAGCGCACCATTTCGCCCACGCTGCACTGGCGGCAGAAGGCACGCAGCAGATGCAGTTCCCGGTGTGAGGCGGTTTTCAATCCACGCTTGGGACGACCTATCATGGCGGCAGCCTTGTAGTCGTTCTTTCCGGAGGATTTCCACGAAGGGTCGATGTAGAGCACTATCTGCTCGTAGTATTTCAGTTTCAGCATCGGTCGCCAGCGTATCCACCGTTCCTGAAACACGGCTCCCTCGGTGATGGGATTATTCATGTATTCCTTCTGAAACGAGCGGTAGCCCATGAACTGTTCGCGGTCGCGCAGTTTCTCGATGGTATAGAACTCCGGCCATGCAGGATTCCCGTTGCGGTCGATGGCGTTCACTTCGATGGTTTTTACAGTAGGGGTGTCGATGATTTTCTGCAACACGGAGTTTTTGGAAATCAGGTTACCCACCATGATGAAACGCCCGTCCTTGCCTCCGAAGCAGCCGAACAGAGCTTCCTTTATCCAGTTTGTCATCTCACGTACACGGGCTTCACTGCGGCACATTTCATCATCGTCCAAGTCATCCACCACGATGTAGTCCGGACGCATCTCCCGGAAACGCAGACCACGGGGCGACTGGCCGCGGCCTCGGGAGAAAAAGGCGCACTGGTCTTTGGTGACAAATTCGCCTTCCTGCCACATGCCGCTGTTGTACTGTTCGCCGAAGTCCCGGATGATATACTGGTTGTATTGCAGCTCTGCCTGCAAGTCTCCCAGCAGGCCGTCTGCACTGTCTTCACTCTTGCCTACCAGTACCATGACGTGCAGCTCGCCCCGGAACTTCAGCCAGAGCGGGATGCCGATGTCCAGGTGTACCGACTTGGCATGGCCGCGTGGCCATTTACAGACCAGACGCAGCTCGGGATGTGCGGCGATGTAGCGTGCCGCCTCGTTATGGAATTTCGCATTCGGGCACTCGCAGTAATGCGACATGTACCGCTGGCAGAAACAATCGTAATCCTTCAGGGCACGGGCGATGTTCCGCTTGCGTTCCGCTTCGGTTTCCACCCGTTCCTGCGAGGTCATCCGTTCCACCCGCTTGCAGTGTTCCTGCCATCGTTTCAGGGCTTCTTTCTTTTCCTGCTCTGTCATGCTCAGCCTCCTTTCTGGGCGAAAAGTTCATTCAGGTAATCGTTGTGCAGCTGGTTCACGAGCTGGAACAGTTCGTTGGTCAGCTGAGGATATTCATCCCGGTGTGAAGCCAGCCAGTTTTCAAAGTCAATCATCGTGTCGATGCGGTCTACCACGCTGGCTTTCTTCTCCAGCTTTTCGATGGCCGTGGCCGTCTTGATCAGCTTGTCTCCCAGGCTGGCCAGCATATCCTCGTTGCCCGGCTCGTTCGCCTTGTCGAGCAGGGAATTGATGGAAGACAGCAGTTTGTTTACCAGTTCCGGACGGGTAATGTTGCGTGCCGCCTTCATTTCTTTCCAGCCCAAGGTATTGATCCACCGGCTGAGTGTCTGACGGCTCACTTCCACTTTCTGAAGAATCTCTTCCTGCGAAAGTCCGCTCATGTAGAGCACCCGTGCCAGCTCCTGTTTTGTGTCGTTTTTAGCCATGTTTTACCTTGTATTTAATATTTGTTTACGACAAAGTTCATCCATTTTCGTGCATCCAGGAAAAAGGGATGCAAGCGTTACAGAGAACAGTGTACAGGTTACGCACTTCCTTGCAACCGTTACACACTTTTTTGCCCGGACGGGAAAGGCAGAGTAAGTTTGCGTCAAACGAACGGAAAAATGGCAAAACGAATCAGAATATCGAACGAAACGCTGAACTGCTACGGCACGTGGATTCGTACCGAAGGCATCGACCTGACGCAGTTTAACCGGAATCCCGTACTGCTCTGGATGCACCAGCGGGGCGTGGTAATAGGAATGATCAAGGACATACGCGTAGCGGATGGAGAAGTGACCGGCGAACCCTGGTTTGATGAGGTACGCGAAGAATCGCGTCTGGCAAAGCAGCAATGGGAAAAGGGCACGCTACGTATGGGTTCGCCCAACTTCGAGATACTGGAAACGAGCGAAGATGCTGCCTTGCTGAAACCCGGACAGACCCGTCCTACCGTGACCCGCTGCAAGCTGATGGAATACAGTATGGTGGACATCGGCGGAAACGATGACAACATCCGGCTCTCTTACGAGGGACGGGAACTCAGGCTGGATGCAGGAGGCGGATGCGACCTGCCGCTGTTGAATGAAAGCTTTAATGAAAACCAAACATTACAGACAATGAACGAACAACTGAAAACCATCGCCCTGATGCTGGGGCTGGCGGACACCGCCACACTGCCGGAAGTGCAGAAACAGATTAATGTGTTGCTCGGCTACCAGACAGCCAACGCGACGCTGCGTACCGATAAGGAGAAGCTGGAAAAGGAACTGGACACCTTGCGTCTGGCTGGTATTACCCAGCTGGTGGATGAGGCCGTAACTTCCGGAAAGATTGAAGCAGGGAAGAAAGCGCACTTTATCGAGCTGGGAAAGAAGGTAGGCCAGGAAAGCCTGAAACTGACCTTTGAGGCCATGCACGGCACGGTCAAGCCGTCGATGATGCTGAACCGCACTACCTCGCAGGCGGCAGGCGACTGGAAGAAACTGAGCGAAGTTCCGGCAGAGGAACTGAAACTGATGCGAAAGAACGATCCGCAGCAGTACCGCAAACTGTACAAGGCAGAATACGGTGTGGACTGTCCGGAACTTAACTGATTGTTGAACACAAATTAAAACACGAACATGAGAAAAGAAATCGTAAAATTCGTAACCGGCACACTGGTGAATGTGCTGATGAGTATCGTTATCCTCTTTCTGCTTGGAGTACCGGGCGCAGGATTCTGGGGACTGATTGTGGGCGTGGTGCTTCCGATGGCACTGGGCAAGTTCCTTCCGAAAGGTGCCGCCCTGGAAGGTGTCTATACCGAAGTGTGGACGGGCGAGCTGGTGAAGCAGCTCCGCGGAGGAATGACCGCTTCCTGGCTGGACGGAGTATCGGATTATTCGGCTGCGGTAAATAACGAAGTGGTTCACCTGGTAGATGTGGGCGGAGATCCGGACGTATTGATTAACAACACGACGTATCCCATTGCCGCACAGGAACTGGAGGACGGTGATATCGCACTGGGCCTTGACAAGTTCCAGACCAAGAAAACTGCCGTATCGGACGACCAGCTCTTTGCCATCTCCTACGACAAGATGGGCAGTGTGATCGAACGTCACGGCGACGCCATTACCATCGCCAAATTCAAGAAAGCGGCCCATGCACTGGCTCCGAACAGCAATACGGCCAAGACTCCGGTAGTGCCTACTTCCGGTGAAGATGACAACGGACGAAAGAAATGTACCCGAAAGGATATTATCGCGCTGAAACGCAAGCTGGATGACTTGCAGATTCCGGCAGCAGGCCGTCGTCTGGTACTCTGCTCGGATCATGTGAACGACCTGCTGGAAGACGACCAGAAGTTCCGCGACCAGTATTACAACTACACAACCGGAAAGATTGCCAACATGTACGGCTTCGAGGTGTATGAATTCGAGAACTGTCCGTACTTCACCAAGGAAGGCACAAAAGTTCCGTTCAAGAACTCGCCTTCGGGAACCGACCATCAGGCATCCTTCTGTTTCTACACCAAGCGTGTGTTCCGTGCACAGGGAAGCACCAAGATGTATTACCGCGACGCACAGACCAACCCGGACTACCAGCAGAACGAAGTAAACTTCCGCCACTACTACATCGTACTTCCGAAGAAGATGGAGGCTATCGGTGCTATCTACAGTTACGACGGGGCTACCGCACAGACTTCCGACCAGGAAGTGGAAGCAGACAAGAACTGGGCTACCGTACGCCGTGAAGCTGAAGCCGCTAAAATGGCCATGGTTCTGTCTGAAGGAGGAGAAAAAGGTGTAAACGGATTGGAAGAAAAGTTGCAGGAAGATCCCGCAGCCGGTGAGGAACTTGAAGCATAAGGAGGAATGAGGTATGAAACACTTTACAATGGGAGAATTTTGTGCCAGTACCACCGCCGACGCTCATGGAATCAAGAATACACCGCCTCTTCAGGAGGCGGGTAACCTGAAAGCCCTTGCCGACAATGTGCTTGACCCGCTCCGTGAATGGTACGGAAAACCGATTACAGTCAATTCCGGTTACCGTTGTCCGCAACTGAACCGGCTGGTAGGAGGTGCGGCAAGCAGCCAGCATCTGAAAGGAGAAGCTGCCGACATTACAGCAGGAAGCAAGGAAGAAAACCGTAAGCTCTTTGATTACATCAAAAGCCATCTTCTTTTTGACCAGCTGATCGATGAAAAGAATTATTCCTGGGTGCATGTGTCTTACAAGCGCAACGGAAACAACAGAAAACAGATTTTAAAACTTTAAAGCACAACAAAATGAAACGGATTATCTTATTTTTCTGCCTGTGCCTGATTACACTGGCTTCATTTGCGCAGACCGTACTTCCGGCTGCTGAATCTGAAACATCGTTCCTTATCGACTTAGGAAGCTTTACCGGAATCGTAGCCCTGATTTCTACGTTAGTGACACAAATTATGAAAATTATTCCGGCTATTTCCGCAAGCAAGCTGGCAAAGATTCTGGTTTCATGCGGTGTGGGCATGGTAGTATGTATCCTTGCCTGGCTATTGCAACTCACTCCGTTACTTACAGGCTATATCTGGTGGCAGGTGCTGATTTACGGACTGGCGGCAGGATTGAGCGGATGCGGATTCTATGATGTGATTAAGGCTATCGGAGCATTGTTTAAAAAAGAGTAGAGCATTATGGACTTGACCCTGTTACAAACACTGATGGAATGGCTGGCTCCTGCCGGCTGGCTGGTAACTGCCATTGCTTGGTGGCGTGACAGGAAAGTGTACCAGGTCCGCGCAGTGAAGGAAACCGAAGGAACTTACAAGACTCTTTACGATGATCTGAGTGCCACGGTATTGGAACTTAGTAAACAACTACGGAAACAAAACGAACGGAATATCAATCATGAAACGGCTTTACGAAAACTGCATACTTGCAAGTATGCTGACCGCTGTCCTGTCATTATCTTCTTGCGCCAGCAGCAGAAAGGCCAGCTCGGGAACCGTCCGCTCGGACAGCCTCCGAACGAGCGTAACCGAGCAAACAACTTACGAGCCGGTCCCGAAGAGGACGGCGACCTGCTCGGTGAGTGCGGAGCAGTGGCTGAACCTGAGTAAGCTTCCTGCCGGATTCGGGCTGAGCTATCGGAACGACGGTCTGAGTATTGACATACAATCGGACGGAGAAGGTGGCGTGAACGTCACAGCTACAGCCGACAGTACAGTAAGACAGGTAACCGTAACACGTACGGAAACCGATCACCGCATACGCGATGAAACTATGAGCAATGAAGTGAAGGAAACACGCCCTGGAGTGCAGGGATGGCTGACAGGAACAGCCCTGACCCTGCTGGGGATTTTCCTTATCTGGCAACTGATTAAATATTATTTAAGCAAACATTAAAAACGACAAGATTATGGCAGATACAAGCAACGGACTGATGTATGGTGTGGCCGCCGTAAAGTTCAAGCCATCGGAAGGCGAGGAAAAGACGTTGGGCTGGCTGGATGAAAACGGGATGCAGCCGGCAGGAAATGCGCCTACCTTTATGGATGTGAATGCCGCACAGGTAACAGACGGACCGGTAGACAGCATTATGACCAATCCGGGAAGCGATGCGTTCACAATGAACCTTATCCAGCTGAAAGCGAAGAACATGGCCGACGTGTTCGGTGGTAAAGCGGAAGCAGACGGTTCTTATACGCCTCCAGAAAAATTTGTGGCAAATGGCGTTCTTACCATCGCCATGCATTCCGGTCACAATTTCCGTGTATTCAATTCCCGATTGAGCCGTAACGGTTTCCAGAACGGTATCAATATGCAGAATGTGCTGGCTATGGGCATCCGTGTGGATATGCTGAAACCAACTGACGGGAAAGTACGTCGCTGGCGTACTTATCCTCCCGGAGTGACACCTGATACCGCAGACTCAACCGCAGACGCAGAAGGATAAGTATGAAGGCACAGGATATAGAACTGCTGGCAGGCGTATCCCTCAGTGACGGGGGAATCAGCCTGCCGCTTCATACGGTATTGCGGAAACGTCCGTTCCGCATTACGATGAAGACACCTACCACACGCAGCCTGATACGAATCAGCAAGCGTTATCTCCGAATCGGGGTGACTCCTGAAGAATATGACGCATACGACCTGGACCAGCGTATCCGGTTTGTCTTCCTGCATGGAAAGGACATCAGCCGTATTGTGGCATACGGAATCGTGAGAGGGCCTGTACTGGGAAGAGTGCTGAACCGCCCGGTGGCCTGGATGCTCCGGGAACTGATGACACCCGACGAACTTTCCTCCGCCTGGCGTCAGATACTGAGCAGCACATCTACCACGTCTTTCGGGATTATTATCGCATCGGCAGCAGCACTGAACAAGATGCAGCCCTTAGCGAGCCGGAACGAAAGCGCAAACGACAAGAGGAGTTAAAGAAGGGACATACGGAACCTTCTCATAGCCTTTTCGGCGTAGTAGGTCAGCTGGCTACGGAAACAGGCTGGAGCATAGACTACATTCTGGACAAGGTAAATGTAGTTACCCTGCAAATGATTTTGGCAGACATACCGCACTGGGTTCCTCCGCAGAAGCCGGATATGATGCAGCAGATCCGGGAAATGGAGGAGCGTGAGAAACAAAGGAACAGTCACAGACAAACAGATAACACGAACACGACAAAGGGAGTGAACCCGATGGAGTTCTTTACCAAATACGCAGTAAAAGATTAAGGATATGGCAGTACCCGTTGAACTTGAAATCTTCATGAAAGACTTGACCAAGGCCGGATTACAGAGCGTTGGCAAGAATGTGGATGATGTGGAAAATCAGACTCTGCAACTGATATCTGCATTGAAACAGGTAATTGCCGAACAGAAACACCAGTTGGAGGTCAACAAGGCTGCGGGTCTTAGCTATACTCAGGAGGCCGCCAACATACAGGCCTTGACAGGTCAGATTAACGGATTGAAGGCCGGTCTTAAAGACTTACAGAAAACAAAAGAGGATGTCTCAAAAACACCTTCAATCGACATCGACACAGAAGCCGTTACCCGCAAGACTAACAATTTGAAAACGCAGTTCAGCCAGGTAGCTAGAGAGCTGCCTTCACTTGCCATGGGACCGCAGATGTTTATCCTCGCTATCTCAAACAACCTTCCTATGCTGGCGGATGCCATTTCGGATGTGCGCAAGCAGAACGAACTTCTGGCCGCATCCGGACAAAAGGGTGTGCCTGTATGGAAACAGCTGGCAGGCGCTGTATTCTCATGGCAGACGGCGCTTGTGGCCGCCATATCGCTGGGTATTGTGTTTGGAAAGGATATTGCAAACTGGGTAAAAGAGCTTATCAGCGGTAAAAAAGCTATTGACAACAATAAGGAGGCTTTGGAAAATTATAAAAAGGCCATGCTTGATTCTCAGCAGGCAGCACAGGAAGAGATTGTGCAACTGAACTTACTATATCAGGCTGCTGTAGACAGTTCCAAAGGTATGAATGAACGCATATCAGCAGTAAAGGAGCTGAAAAAAGAATTTCCTCAATACTTCAAGAATCTTAGTGATGAAGAGGTGTTAGTGGGAAAAGCTGCTGACAAATACAATGAACTTGCCACAGCTATTATGGCATCAGCAAAAGCGCAAGCTGCAAAAGAGACACTGATTAAGAACAGTAAGGAAATACTGGATCTTGAATCAAAAATAACGGAAGAATACAAAAAACAAGAACTTAACGAGGTTAAAAGAACGGAGGCTGTAGGCAAGTTGAAGGAAGGACAAAATAGAACATTCCTTCCTGTAAGCAATGATGTAATTGATGCTGTAAACCGAGATTATGACAGATTCTTCAATCAGAGCGAAGAAAAGATTACTGAATGGAGAAAGAAAATATATGATTTGACCAAGTTTAATAAAAGCTTGGTAGATCAGGTAAACATAGAAGACCTTCTTTTCGAGTCAGATGGAGGAGATAATACAAATAAAAAAGAAAAAACCGATTATGCTTCCCAGCTTGCCGATGCCCGCGTAAAAGCTCAGCAAACCACAGAGAAATTGCGTCTGCAAATCATGCAGGAAGGTATTGAAAAGCGCAAGGCACTGGCTAAGCAGGAATATGATGAACAGCTAGCTGATATCGACAAGCAGGAACGGGACACAATCGCCAAAATGGATAAGGCACGAAAGCAAGGTGACAACATCCCACAGAGCCAGTATGATGATGTAAAGAATAAGGCAAAAACAAACCGCATATTAGCAGAGCAAGTATATAATGAACAGATATTCCAGATCGAACAGGAATACCGCAACAAGTCTTCGCAGGCTCTTATAGACTATTATGAAGAATACGGCACATATCAGGAAAAGCGTCTGGCTATCGCACAGGACTATGCACGTAAGATAGCGGCAGCGGAAACTGAAGGTGAGCGTCTGGCTCTTGGAGAAGAACGGGATAAAAAGATTCAGTCACTCGATTATGAGGAACTGAAGAAAGGAATGGATTGGGATAAAATCTTCGGTGATCTGGATAAAGTATCGACAGATACCTTGGAAAACCTTCGTGAGAAGCTGAAACAATACCTGGAGGGAATAGGTGAAGATATCAGTCCGGAATCTTTTAAAGAAGTCATGGATGCCTTCAAGGACATTGATTCCGAGCTGGCAGACCGCTCCCCGTTCGAAGCAATGAAGAAAGGCTACGAGGACTACATGTCTGCCATGCAAGAAGTGCGTGCGGCAGAAAATCTGCTGCAACAAACTCAGATGGGCGGGAATGTCATCGTGGAAGAATATGATGAAGCGACCGGTGAAGTCACCCGCAAGCTGATTACACAGGCAGAAGCGGAAGAAAGATTGCGCAATGCTCAGGATAAAAGAACGGCTGCTCAGAAAACGCTAACACAGGCTGCCAATTCTATCGGTCAGAAAGGAGAAGCTGTCGTCAGCGCCGGAAATGATATCGTAGATATGCTTGAATCGCTCGGTGTGGAAGTTCCGGAAGCGATGAAGGGGGTACTGACAGGTTTAGGAACGGTCATGTCCTCGCTGGCAAGTATTGATCTGACAAAACCGTTCTCTATTCTTACCGGAATAACAGGAACACTGAAAGGTATCGGACAGACAATAGGAGGATTATTCGGACTCAGTGAAGGCAGTACGGCACGATATGAGGAGCTGAAAGCTGTGCTCGAAGAAATGAATGAGATATACGACAAAATCTTGTCGAAACAGAAAGATATGATATCGTTTGGTGGAGGTTTCGCTGCGATCAATGCGGCAAACGAAGCCATGGATACACTGAACAGGCAGATTGATAATTACAGACAGTTGGCTCAGGCTGCCGGAGAAGCAGGAAGCGGTGCATTCAAACATTCGTATGCATATCGTAGCAATGAAGGTATAGGAGCATCAGGGTTTCAGCAGATCAGTGATTTGCTTGGCAAGGATATTCGTGCCGTACAGGACTTATACAGCTTATCCGGAGATGAGCTTTTCGAAATAATGAGCAAACTCCCTGATATCTGGTATAAGGTAAACGGTAATATCCGGCAATATCTGGAACAGATTGCAGAGGCTAAGGATGAAACCGGAGAGATAGCAGATATGCTGAATGAAGCTCTTACTGGTGTGACCCGGGATAGTTTCTATAATGATTTTATCGATGGTCTGGCAGACATGTCAATGTCCTGGGAAGATATGTGTGACAATTTTGAAACTCAATTGAGAAAGTCTATCCTGGCAGGTTTGGTATCGAGCGAATATCAGCAGCGAATACAGGACTTGTATAACAAATGGTCTGAGGCAGCTAAATCCGACGGGGAAATATCGGAAAAGGAAGCCGAACAATTGCGGAACGAATATCAGCAGATTGTACAGGACCTGATGAAACAGCGTGACGAAATGGCTGAAGCATTCGGCTGGGAAAGCTCATCCTCCGGTAGTAGCCAGTCGCCCAGCAGCGGTGCGTTGACCACCATGAGTCAGGACAGCATATCTACCTTTGAGGCAATAGGAAGAAACATGCAGACGCATCTGGCCAATACAGACAAATTCGTACAGGAAATCCGTAACACACAGAAACTGGATAGCCAGACGCTCGCAACCATAGCATCTCATACGGCATACATTGTGCTGATATACGACTTGATGGAAGACTTGAAGTTGAACGGAATACAGTTGAAATAATATGGACTTGACAGGATACCTTACAATCAACGAAACAGACGTATGGACGGAATACGGTGCGTTCCTTGGCGAAACGGAAGCGGGCGGACATGTGAACATGGACGCTTTGCTCCGTATGCCCAAGGCGAAGGACATTACCACAGTAGATTTCCGGGAACGGAACGGAGTGGAGCTTCCTCAGAACCCGAACGTGAAGCTGAACAGCATCGAACGTACCTTGCAGTTCTGGCTTCGTGGAAGCTCCGCAGACGACCGACTGGAGAAATACCAGCGCATGATGACGCTGATCACGTCGGGTATGCTGTCTGTTGCTGTTAAGAATTACAGAACTTACAATATGGTATATCAGGATATGCCGGCAGAACCGGACTGGTACGAAAGCTACGAAGGCGACCGGTTCTATGTGCTGTTTTCCGTGAAATTCCTGGAGCCGCAGCCTTCTATTTAGGAATTGATTAAATACTGTTTAAATGGAACTGAAAATATACGATAAGGCAAATAACCTCCGGCTGACAGCCAGCCCGAACACTTCTTCTTCTGTCACGGAAGAAATAGGTGGAGAATGCAGCGTATCTGCGTCGTTCACCCATACCGAATACGTGCCGCTGGATGTGGATGACTACATCGAGCTGGAAGGCGTGCGTTATAAAGTAAAGTCCCGTTATCGTCCGAAACAAAAGAACACACAGACTTACGAATACAGCGTGAAATTCTATGCTCCGATACACGATGCGGAAGACACGCTGATGCTGTTCCAGGAAGGAGGAACTACTTCTGAATTCAGTTACGACGGTGGTCCGCGCGAACACCTGCAATTGTGGATTGACAACATGAACCGCCGTGCCGGTGGAAATCTGTGGAGCATCGGAACAGTGATTACCGCAGATAACAAGACTATTGATTATCGGAATGTGAAGTGCTGGGATGCGGCTTTCGGCAGCAACGGCATCGCCGCCACATTCGAAACGGAAATGTGGGCGGACGGTTATGCGATAAATCTCTGCAAGGCAGAACGCGGCGAAATGGTAGAACTGGGATATCTTCAGGGACTTACCAACCTGGCGCAGGAAGATAACGGAGAGGTTAAGTTCTTTACCCGTCTGTTCCCGCTGGGATCTACGAAAAATATTGATGCAAGTAAATACGGATATTCTCGTCTGCAACTTCCTGATAGATCTATATATGTAGACAAGAACGTCGACCTGTACGGAGTGAAGGAAGAAACGGAAGAAACAGCCTTCTCAGAGATATTCCCAAAATACATTGGTACAATTTCCTCTGTGCGTACGGAAGAGAAAACCAGCGAGGAGGGACGGAAGTACACCGTATATTACTTCAAGGACAACGGTATGAACTGGAATCCGAAAGACTACGAGATTCCGGATTTGGACTATATGTTACAGTTCCAGACAGGCGAATTGGCAGGTCGTGGAACTGACGGGTCTTTCCAGGCCGCGTGGCATGAAGATACGAAGGAATGGGAAATCATAAATGTATATCCGGACGAAATGACCCAGATTCCGGGTGGTGCAATTATCCCGCAACCGGGTGATCAATACATTCCCTGGAACTTCGCCATGCCGCAGGAATACATCACCGAGGCAGAACAGGAATACAAGCAGGCTGTAGATGATTATCTTAACACTTACAGTTTCGATCCGAACAAGTACACAGGTACTACTGATCGAAACTACATCGAGAAGAACCATACCCCACTCCGTATCGGATGGAACGTGCGTCTGCTGTCAGAACAGTATTTCGGCACCACAGGCGGATACAAGGATACACGTATTACCAAGGTGCAGCGCAAGTTGAACGACTTGTGCCAGGCTACGATTACCTGTTCGGATGAAGTCGGTACAGGATGGAAGTCTTCGGTAGATAACTCTTTGGGTTCATTAAGGTATGAGGTGGCCAGACAGGCAGAACAATATGTGTATGATATAATCAAATCTTTTGAGACAAAAACTCCTAGTGACAATAATGTCTTTTCTGCATTAAAGTCATTGAAAACACTTCTTCGTAAGGACCAGTCAGACGGCACTAACTTCTTATTGAAATTCGGTGAGTTTATCGATTCAATGATTGCCGGTAAGGGAGCCGGGATATTCCCGGACGGCCGCGGGCAGTTCGAGAAGCTGGAAGTGCGCAGCGCAATGATCGTGAAAGAACTGATATACAATCGTTGGTTCTCTCAGGAAGGCAATGTCACTTACTCTGAGGCGGGAACTATCGAACGGATTGAACTTCTCGAAGACGGCACGTATGATCTGTATCTTCGTCGCCGCTGGGACAATGATATCACAGCTTTCAAAGAGCAGGACGTAAGTTATGGCTCAGTGAATAACCTGAACACAGCAGGAGAATATTATGATAGCTGGTTCCGCGTATTAAATGTAATGCAGGCAGAGAATAAGATTAACGTGGTTCTTTATCCTGATGAAGAGGTGCCTGGTGGTAAGAACTATCCTCCTGCTTCCGGCATGGTAATTACCCGTCGAGGAAATGCAGTTGATGAAGAACGGCAGGGATTCTGGTATATATCCAGCTATGAAGGCTGTATCTGTATGCTTGATGGTGTCACGAAACCTATACTCGAGGAATCTAACTACAGCATCATTGTCGGGAAACTGAAGAGGTTGGAACTGTTCGATAACCTCCCTATCAATTACCTGCATAGCTATGTGTATTGCCGTGGTATAGCCATTCAGGACTTGATGCGAATTAACTATCAGGGTTTGGTTGTCGTGCAACTGAACGACCGTGGTTTCTGGTCATTGGAGGTAGCTCAGAGCGATAATCCTTATACGTCCGGTAAGGAAATGGTCGATACAGTATGGCATTACGGATGTCGCTGGAAATGTCTTGTCACCGGTACGACGGACGAACCTCGCTATGCCAGCACGGGCTGGGCGATGATTGAAGGGAATCCGGAGTTTTCAATCGACTTTGAAAGTGACAACGGCTGGAATGTTGACGATACCCAGTTAGGAGAGGGAGTCGTATTCACTACCTTTCGTATGACAGGGAAATTGTACAACAGGGACATTACGGAATATGTTCTCGATACGGATGTAACATGGACGCGTGACACAGGAAACGTTTCAGAGGACAACGCATGGGCTATCAAGAGAGCAGACGCAGGTAAGATACTTACACTCACAGAAGATGATCTTGGTATTGACTTCCGCAAAGGCGTGAAATGTCTTTTTAAGTGTACGGCAATACTGAGGGATGGGCAGGAAACGAAAATATCAGATAAGGAAAAAGGATTTTGATTATGATAACAGCTACTAATAAGAAAAGAATAGATGTGAATTATGCTCCGTTGCAAATTAGCGGAAGCATAGAAGTAGTAGGCAGTGTCCCAGCACGTCAGATATACAGCGCGGACACTAAGGAATATACACCTGATTATTATCTTACACCTCTGGTACTGTTCCCGCGATGTAACGCTACCGATCCTAATTCGTATATTAAGAGCGGTTCAGTGAACGCATCTCTTACTAACATGAAGTGGTATCAGATAGTCGGAACCCAGCGCACATTGATTAGTTCGGGAAATATTGACTACGAGATAACCACAGAAGGCGATAACAAAGGACAGATTAAGGTAAAGCGTAATCCTCCAGCTGCTTCATCGCTGGCTTTTGAGTTCTACGCAGAATATGTCGATACCCGTACCAATCAGGTCTATGTCTTTCGTATGAGTACGGTCATTGCCGTATCGGACGCAACACTCCCGGCACCAGTCCTGAAGCTCGACAGTCCTGCAACCGTGGCATGGAATCCGTTACGCAATCCGTTGACACGTAAGATACCTGC